CCAGCAGAAACAAACGGGCCATTGTCCCAGTCTGCGCCTTGCTCGCCTGTTAGCGGGTTAATGTGATTATATGTTTTCATGTTCGTTCTCCTGTTGAGGATATTGGCACAGGGGGAATAGTCAGTCAAGCATTTATTTTAGGATTTTATGATTTTATTTTACTTGACTAGAAACCTCCATATATATAGGGTTATTGCAAAGGAGTATATTAGACATGGCTAAAGGTTATATGGGACTATCAATAAGCCAGCCGACAATTGAAGAGTTCAATAAGGCTGTTATGAGTAAGCAAAATAAAACTAAGAAATTCGTAAGCCGGAGCGTTTGCGCCGAGGAAGCTATGTTAATGTTTATTAAGAAATATGGAGTTAAAGGATGAGCGACAAATACCACTTAGAAAAAGAAATGTTTTATGGCTTGCCCGGATGTAACGTCCATGAATCAGTAAGCCAGTTTTTTGCCGATTACTACGATAGCAAAAAGCAAAATGAAGTTGTGCTAAATGTTAATGATGTAATTGTTACGATAAAAAGGAAAGGTTACGCATGACCGACCTAATCGAAGCATCCATGTCCGCGCTGGCAGAAACAGCGTTTAGAGTGGCTATATACGGGACGAATGATAATTTACTATACCACGATAATATAGATGAAGGGGCATAACTAGCCCCTTTTACTTTCTTTCGTGACATTCACCCTATACCCCTGATCCTGTAACGCAATGACCATTTCCCGCGCTTCATCATCAGTGTGTACTATTTCCGTGCGCTGGTATTTGTTATTAGAGTAAATCAGGATTCGGTACATTTTACACCGCCCGTAGTCGTTCAATTGTTGTCATCGGGTTGTTCCTTCTCTTTTTTGCATTGCTCGGAACAGTAATCAGACCGCCATGTTAGAAAATCATGGGACAAAAACATAAAAGTCTTTCCGCAATTAGAATATGAATTAAAATCTGCCATCCTACTCACCCCGCGATTGCATAAGGGGTTGTTTCTCTCCCGTTTCGAGTAGGGTTAGGATTTGGTCAAGGGCGGCGTTGTATCCGCGTATCTGTTGCTGCATATCTTTTCCATCGTGTGCAAATGGCTTTTTTCTTGCGGCATCAATCTGTGATCGAAGCCAGTCGGTGCGTATGGATAAAAGCTCATCTAAATCCTTTGTTGCAGCTTCCCGTAAATCGTAAGGGAATAGCGATATACAACTTTTTCTTAAAGCATCGTATCTGTCGCTCATTGGTCGTCCTTTGGTTTGTCGGGGGTTGCTACAAGTTCGCAATATTGATCTCTCGGCAAGTTTTTCTCACAATCATCAATCAATCTGTTCAGTTTAATGGTGTTTATTATAACTACCGCGCTGATAAAAATAATTGCCGCAATTAGTAATACTTTGCCGATCACATTCCACCTTCCTTTTTTTTACGGGCAGCGATAAATATATCCGCAAATCCAAATACATTTTTTAACATTGTTTCTGCTTCTTGGTTGCTGTCTGGAAACTTGCGTTCTACCTCGATAATCTTCATTGCAAATTCCATAGCTACCTCATCCCGCAGACGTTCTTCGTATGATGGCTCACCAGTCCCGATAATGAACGGATGTGGGGGAAACTCTGTGCGGATGGCTTGAACCGTCTCCTCTTTGGCTGGCTCGATAACACGGTATTCGGTTATGTCGCCAACCTCTCCATAATGATACCAGTTCATGTTTTTCGCAGGGCCTACGGGTCTCCAATCCCTACCTCTATGAACTATTTCCACCATCGTATCAGGCGGTACAGGGCGCGGTCCGCCGTTGTGTTTTATCCATTGTGTCATTTGTCTAGGTTCCTTTTGTCAATAGTCATCACAACACCCGCGTAACTTTAACTGTTTTTTCTGTTTTTTTAGTTGTGTATTTCCTGCCATGACGCTTTCCAGTGAAGTGACAAGCCATGCGGATTTTGTCGTATAAATCAATCGGGAAACTTTTTGTTTGCCCTATTTCCATGCTGGATAATTTGTATTTTGTCATTTTTATAACCCATAAAAAAGTGGCAGAACGGTAAAACTGCCATTGTCCGTTTTTACAAGTGCTTTACTCAAAAAGGAATATCGTCGTCCATATCCACCTTGGCGGCAGCAGCCTTACCAACGATATAATCAGCAATGCCGTTTTTATCAGGATATTGGCCCGTCTTATCCTTGCTAATGTTTACCTTGCAAGTGCCAGTTTTACCAACAAGCTGATATGCTTCAATTTCGCCCGATTCATATTCAGCCAGCAATCCAGCAACTTCTGCCAGATGGCGCAGCTTATATTCCATCCAAGTTCCTGAAACATATTCAAAAATATTTTGGCTTGCGCCGGAATCTTTAAACACTTTTACTTTCAGTTTAAACATATCGTCGCCATTTTTATCAGTCGCATCTTCTGCTTCCAAAATTTCAAATGGATATTCGCCGACTGCCCACAAATTTGCTTCTGCCAGTTCTTTTTCGCTTTTAGGTTTGAATTTCATTATTTTGTTCCTTCTAAGTATTTGGTTTTGATTAAGTTAATACAGGCTTGGATTTTATCTGTGTCCATTTCAGCAAAAGATTCGCAATTCGCCGCCTTGAACCATTTATCTTCTTGACCATCTGGCAATTTTACTCGCGCTGTTAAATCAGAAATTTCTGCAAGTTGTTCAGGTGTTGCCAATATAACTTGCTTAACTACTCCTTCTAATATGTTCCTGCCGAAACGATCAGCAAAATCATTATAAGACCAGTTAAAAACATCAGCATCTTTAAAACCCAAAAGGCGAGATTTTGTAACTCTTGCCTTATGCGCTGGACCTTGCTTGAAAATATTCAGGCACAAGTGTAATTCATATTCCAGCTTGTCGTATGCGTCAAAAGTTTTGCCAATAATGTTACGTTGTTTTTTCTCATCAAGGCCGTATTCATCCTTTTCATGGGAAATTAAAATAACATTCATATCAATGCGAGTAAGCCAAGAAATAAGCCTACGCATATAAGCAACGGCAGGTTTTTTGCTTGCCCCAAAAGCATCTTTATCGCCTAATCGCTCGGCTTCTTTAGCAATTTCCATTGCAAAAATCTTGCTAATAGAATCAATAACCAAAGTTTTGTAGTTATGCTTTTCAGTAGCCAAAGCCTCAACTTGCTCAAGAACATTGTCAAAAGACAAAGACCCTTGCTCAACGCCGTAATAAGCACCGCCAGACGATTTAAGCTTGTCTGTATAGTGCGCCATATCTGCGCCGCCTTCTGTGTCAATGTAATATACATTAGGGAAATCAAGGCTTGTCCAAGTTTTTCCCGCCCCCGGCTTACCAAAAATTAAAATCTTTGGCTTGCTAGGCTCTGCGGCTTTTGGATCAACCGCCTTTAGTTTACTTGCCATGTGTGGCTCCTTAGTTTAAATTTAAGGCTGTTTTCTGCGCCGCCTGTAACGCGCTAAAACAAAACTAAAACAAAACAAAACAACGGTCAAGCATATAATGAAAAAAAATGACGAAACATATATTCAAATTTACTTATGTTCATTCTTGCGTAAATTGCAGCTACAAGACCCGCGATTTATATTTTACTCTATACCAAACGGTGGAACCCGTAACGCAAGAGAGGCTATGAATTTAAAAATGTCTGGCCTTTTGCCCGGTGCGCCGGATTTGTGTTTGGTTTACAAGGGCCACACTCACTATGTTGAATTAAAAAAACATAAAGGCACGTTATCCGAGGCGCAAAAGGATTTTATCGCCAAGGCCAGAACTATGGGCCACGCCTGTACGATTATTTATGCAGATGAACCAGCAGAAGCAATTACAGCCATTTTCCCCATCATGGAAACAATCGGTTATCAAAAACCAAACATGGAAGCCATGTCTTCGTCTGTATTATCCTCAATGGTGTGATCTATAATTGGCTTATGCAAGTCTATATATTTAACAATTCTATCCCATTGCTTTTCCTTGCGCGTAACGATAGCGCGGGGAATTTTTAAATCATTGCAATATCCTTCGTTATAAATCTGCTCAACGGTTGCTCCTCTAATTGCGCCGCCATCTCTTTCATCCCACCATTTATGCGCCTTTTGTCCGGCAAATCCTTCATGCTGCAAACATATATATTCGTTGGTATAGCTTTTGTCGGGATGATCGTATCTGACCTTTAGGCTTGGTGTTTTGCCCTCTTTGTGCAAATTATGCGGGGAATAAAAAACATGGGTGACTTCCCGAGTTTCCGGCGCGGACAAAACTTGACCATCATATGATTCCCCAATGGCTTCGACCTGATTGACTGGGAACACATAACCACAGTCCTTACATTTTTTTGCAGCAGCATGACAAATCGTTGCACATTCAGGACATGGTTTCATCGGCGCAACGCCATCGCCTTTCTTGCCTTTTTCTTTTGCTTTGATTTCATCCAAAAGTCCATGGCGTTCAATGTTTTTGGCAAAATCAAGGAACAGACAGTTTGGTTTTGCGGACGTTGCAATAGCCAATCTGCGCTGGGCTGCGGTAGTAGCGGCAGTTATGTCTGCCAATATCCTTGTGCCCCTACCCGCCATCTGCAATAGCAAGCCGCCTGACATTGTGTGGCGCAGCATGGCGATTAAATCCACTTGCGGTAAGTCAACGCCTGTCGTCCATACGGCATTATTTGTGACCGCCCTAACTTTTCCAGCTTTATAATCCTCTAATATTCGCTGTCTTTCGTTATCCGGCGTTTCGCCTGTAACAGTTTCGCAACTTATCCCGCACCGCCTTAATTCATCCCGTATGGCAAAGCTATGCGCCACCCCGTTACAAAACACTAGCCAGCTACGCCTATCGCTTCCCTTGGTAATTATTTCCTGCACCGCTTGTTGCGTTAAATGGCTTACGTTTGTTGCGGCCTCAAGTTGGGATATATTATATTCACCGCCTACCTTGCCAACGCCATCTATATTATACACCGTTGATGTATATTTTGCCGTTATCGGGCATAAATAGCCATCAGATATGGCTCTACCTAATCCCTAGTCATAAATAATATCAGTAAATAAGCTGTCCTCGCCAACTATGGAACCGGAATCTAGGCGGAATGGGGTGGCAGAGAACCCAATAATGCGTAGGCGCGGATTTACCGCCAACAGCGCACTTATCAAAGTCGCCCACATCGACTTATCTTTTTTAGATATTGTATGGACCTCATCGACAATCAATATATTAAACTTACCTAAATTTCTCTCTCTATATATTGACTGGATGCCAGCAAAAACAAACTGATTCCCATGTTCTTTACTAACAAAGCCAGCAGAATAAAACCCTATGTAGGCGCCCTGCATAATGTCTGCCAGCTTACGCGCATTTTGTACCAGCAATTCCGCAACGTGCGTTGCAACCAGAACTCGCGCCCCTGAATTAGCCTTGGCAATTCTAGCGCACAAACTGCCAATCATAATTGATTTGCCTGTGCCAGTGGCAGCGCAAACAACAGGGTTTCCCTTTTCCTGTTTCAGATATGCTATAGTGCGGTCAACAGCTTCAACTTGATAATCTCTAGCCGTGATAATTCCCGCAT